CTGGGACGCGGTTGAAAAACGCGTCCGCATTACCGCCCCGGATGTGAACGGCATCTTCGCCTGGTGGCAGGGCGACGACCTCTCCCGCCTCTACCGCGTGGCCTCGCGATACCAGCTTACAGCCGAGGAGGCAGCCTTGATCTATAAGCAGACGATAACTAAGAAGACCGCTGTGATAACGGAGGTCTGGGATATAAAACAGTTCATTCTATACATGGACGATAAGGCCATCGAACGCAAACCCAACCCCTACGGCTTTATACCTTTTATTATCTTCCCCAACCTGCGCCAGCCCAAACAGTTCTGGGGACTCTCGGACATACCCGCCCTGCGGGAACCCCAGCGCGAACTGAACCGCTCTTTAACCCAGCTTTCACGCATTCTGGAGGTCTCGGGCAATCCCATCGCGGTGCTGGAGGGTGTGGAGCAGTCGGAGAATATACTTGTCCAACCGGGCGCGGTCTGGAATGTGCCGCCTGATGCCCGCGCCTACCTGCTGGACCTGCTGCAGGGCGGAGGCATTCGCCTGCACATAGACTACATCGACCTGGTCTACCGCACTATGCACGACCTCTCGGAATCGCCGCGCGCTTCCTATGGCGGCATGGGCCGTGACCTGTCCGGCATCGCGCTGGAAGTGGAACTGCAGTCGCTGTTGCAAAAGGTGCGCCGCAAACGGCTGATACGGACCAATGTCTACCGGCGGCGCAACGAGATGGTGCTGGCCCTGTATAAAAAATTCGCCCGCCAGGACCTCACCACTGTTAGCCAGCGCATCCTGTGGGGCCAGGTGCTGCCGCAGGACCGCGCACGCGAGGCGCAGAACGAGCAGTTGATGGTGCAATCGGGCATCCATTCACGGCGCACCGCCATGGATAACCTGGATGTTCGCGACCCCGAAACCGAATTTGAGAAATGGATGGCCGAACGCCGGCGCATCCTGGAAATGAATAGCGAGTTTAAGGTGCAGCCTGCCTACGGCAAAGCGAGAGAGAAGAGCACGGCCGCGGAGCTGGATACCGCACTTTGAATATAGGAGGACATTATGACCGAAGAGATCAATAGCGAAACAGCAGAAGCCCACGCCGAAACCGTAGACGCGGGCGGGTTTAAAAACCCGCCCCTACGGGGTGCGCCCGAAACGACCGCAGACACTCCTGTTACTGTCATTGCGAGGAGCGAAGCGACGAAGCAATCTATCGCCTCTGCACCGGAAAACAAACCGGATGAACGACTATTGGAGCTGGAAACCGCCCTCAATGAAACCAGGCAGTCACTGGCTGCCCGAACAGGCGACTATGACCGGCTGAAGGCCACTCTGGACGACACCGTGAGCGCCTACCGCAAATTGGCCGTGAGCTCCAGTCCCCTCTATTCGGACGACATGATCAGCGGAAGCTCGGTGGAGGAGATCGACGCCTCTATTAAAAAGGTCAACGGCCTGGTGAAAAAAATGAGATCGTCGCTGGAGGCCGAACTCAAGGACCTCACCATCCCGGCTGGCGCGCCGGAAAGGTCAGCACCCGACCTCTCAGGCCTGTCACCACGGGACAAGATCAAGTACGGGATACAGGATAAAAATAAATAGGGAGAAAAATCCAAGCTCCAAATTCCAAAATCCAAACAATAATTAATGGAAAGAAATAATTAAGCAAATTGGAATTTAGTATTTGTTTGGAATTTGATTATTGGCATTTGGAATTTAACCCCGCAGGAGTTTTAATTTGGCCACACTTTTAACTGAAGCCGCAAAGCTTTCCAACGACGTCCTCTACCAGGGCGTTATCGAGACCATTGTCAAGGACAGCCCGCTGCTGCAACTGCTGCCCTGGATTGAGATACAGGGCAACGCGCTGACCTATAACCGCGAACTTTCCCTGCCATCGGCGGAATGGCACGCGGTCAACGACGACTGGACCACCAGCCCGGCCGTGACCTTCACGCAGAAGACGGCCACGCTGGCCATACTGGGGCAGAACGCTGATGTGGACAACTATATCCGGCAGACTCGCTCTAATATCCAGGATGTGGAGTCTGCCATCATCGAGCTGACCGCCAAGGCTATCCGCCACGAACTGGAGGACAAGCTCATCTACGGCGACAATACATCCAACCCCAACCAGTTCGACGGCCTGGTCAAGCTAATCGCCACAGGCACGGCATCCGACCAACTCATCGCCGCGGGAGCAACGGGCGCCACTCTCACGCTTTCCATGATCGACCAGCTTATGGATGCTGTCAAGGGCGGCAAGCCGGACCTGCTGATGATGAGCAGGCGCTCACGCCGCAAGATAATGGCGCTGGCCAGGGCGGCCGGCAATAACCTGGAGGTGGGCAAAGGCGCTCTGGGCGAATTCGTGCAGTATTACAACGGCATACCCATAGCCGTGAACGATTTCATCAAGGATACGCACACCCTGTCGGGCAGCGTGGAGACGGCCTACACCGGCGATACCAGCTCAACAATTTATTCCCTGTCGTTCGGCGAGGACGGCATCTGCGGCCTCACCGACCGCGGGGGCTTGCAGGTAATCAGAATAGGCGAGATGGAGACCAAGGACGCCACGCGCACGCGCATCAAGTGGTACGTCAGCCTGGCGCTCTTCTCCAATATCAAGGCCGCCGCGCTGATTGGGGTAAAAGACTAATAAATGTAGGGGCGTTGCTTTAGCTGCGCCCGATTCGGGCGGGGTTGAAAACCCGCCCCTACAAAATAACATAAAGGAGATACGAAATGGCATTTTCAGATCCCGCCAAAGGCCGCCAGGTCCAATGGTCACCCGGACCGGCCGCTCCAACAGTCACTTTGGCCGCCGCCTGCAAGGAAGGCGACATTCTGGGCTACAGCACAGGCTGGAAACCCGCCCTGGCCACGGTAAGCTCGGTTATACAGGGCCGATTGGTCGCGCTGAAAAACGGCGCATCCGGTGAGGTGATACCAGTTTCCCACACCGCCGTGGTCAAGGGATACAGCGGGGCCACACCCGGCAACCCCATCTACGTGGCTGAAGGCAGCAGCAACGGGCAGGTCACGGAGACCGCGCCCTCCACCAGCGGCGACGCCAATACTATCATCGGAGTCGTCCTCGCGGCGGATACCATCCTCTTCTTCCTCAACAGCCGCGCGGACACCACTGCTTAGGCTTAACGGAGTAACGCACCGCTAAGCGCCTCCTTTTGATATGGGGAGGGACCGGAGGCCAGCCCGGCCCCTCCCCACGGCCCTCCATATCATTGCGAGCGAAGCGAAGCAATCTAAAGGCAATGAGGTATTAGATAAATGACCACTTTAACAACCATGCGGGCATCAGTCCGCCGCGACCTGAAGGACGAGATCAGCGCCAGCTACCGCTGGAGCGATAACGAGATCGACCGCGCCATCGAGCGCGCCGTGCTCGACTATTCGCTTTACTGCCCGCTGGAGCAGAAAAGCACTATCGCTACGGTCAACCTCAGCCCAGACATCAGCCTATCCACGCTGACGGACCTGGTAGACGTGGTCACGGTGGAGCACCCGGTGGACCAGCTACCGGCGCAGTACCGGCCCTTCCGCACCTGGGCAGGCACACTCAGCTTCCTCAATGGCTACACTGGCGACGGCGGCAACTGCCATATCCGCTGGCTAAAGAAGCACAGCATCGACGCCGGTACGTCAAGCGTCCCACCACCCCATGAGGCCATAATCGCCCTGGGCGCAACCGCCTTTGCCATCAGTTCGCAGGCGCAGTACCAGGTCAATATGGCAAACACGGGCGGCGGTAATGTGGATAACGACTACGGCCAGTGGGCCAGGGAGAAATTAACGCAATTCTATGCAGCCCTCTCCCGCATCGCGACCTACAGCACCAGGAAATTAAAAAATATCAGGATTGTTACGGAGGAAACACTTTAATGACAAAGCCAAAGAAGACCACCACGGCCAACCCCGGCGATGCCTGCGGGACTAAAAGCCCTTCCCTACAGAAAGCCGGCCTGCCCGCCCATGCCTTCGCAATCGTCCCCGATCCCACAAACCCTCTGAACTGGCTATTGCCGCACCACACGTCGCACATCCTCAAGGACGTGGAGGAGTCGGTGGACTGGACACTCCTAGGAGCCTGTCCGAGTAATCGCATAACGAAGGCAGTAGGGCT